ATTATCGCTGATATAGGGTAGCCCATCTACTCCCTTTTCAACTACCAAGTCCAAAAAGCCGTTGGCTTGACTCATATAGTAGTGAAGTACGTAGCTGCTTGGCAGCGTGGTACTACCACCACCGCCCCCACTGATTGGCTCGGCTACGATTGTACTCCAAGGAGAAGCAACGCTGTTTTGCCAGCTCCGGGCGCGCGCCTCGATGCGGCCTTGGGTGAAGTAGGCGTTTTGGAGCAGAAACGAAAAGTTTGCTTGTCCATTGTTGGGGCCGCTCAGCAGCGCAGGAGTCGCGGGAGCAGCCAACAAACCCGTGTTAGTGTAGACCCGCCAAGCCTCCGTGCCGACAACTCGGTAATTTAGCTCAAACAATCTCATAGGATTGTGAGGCAATTCCAAAGGAATCGTCACATTGATCTGGTTAGCCGCGTTGCGGGCTACTACGATAGGATTAGGAGCTGTAGGAGGCGTATCCCCTTCGGGTTCAGGTGCCACGGTTTCGCTCCACCAGCGACCAGAGTAGGCTACCCGCTCGTACTGCGTTTCTTCCACCACTGCCCCTTGACTCCACCAGCGACCCGAAAAGGCCACCCGCTCATAGAGCGTTTCGGTTATTACCGGCGCATTTGAATTGAAGGTAGTTTCGGCCAATTTCCATTCAGAGGGCACATTCTCTTTGTCGAGGTAGCGAACCCGTACCCCTACGTGCGTTACCCCCGTGGGAATGTGGGTTCGTTCCCACAGGTGTTCTTTTACTGAGAAGTCCGGTTGATTAAGCAGCACGTATTGAGTCCAATCCCCGTTTTGAATCCGATGCCGCATTTCCACCTGATAATAACCTGCTTTGCGGGTGATGTCTGTCCAAGTGACCTTGATGTCATTCACCTGCTGCACGATAGAAAGGCTTGTAATCGGCGCCACAACCCCACTCAGAACCGACGAAAGAGCCGGAAAAAAAGGCGTAAGCAGCTCGCCCAAAGGCATAATTTGTAGGCTATCGCCATCCTGCCCAATAATGACCACGTGTCCAGGCGTCAGGTTCTCACGTGAGAAGTTGGAGGAAAACCATGCAAGGGCTTCTTTTTGCTCCTCGGTGATGCTTTTAACGTGGGCTGGCACAGTCGGGTCAGCCTCTTCGGTGATAAGATTAAATTGATCACTTACCTGTTGCCAGTCAAAATCTTCTAGTGCATCGTTGATTAATTGTCCTACGAGACTTTGGATCCAAGTTGGTAAGTCACGCCACTCTTTTGTACCAACCCACACTTTTTGTACTGCATTTTCAGTAGGCGGCTCTATCGTTGGCTCCTTGTCATCTAATGCTTCAGCTACACCATTCGAACGTACTCCTTTCAGGCTTCCAATGGTTGGCGTCGCATCCAAATCAGTAGGCGCTGCAGGGGTTGCATCAGGAATTATATCACCACCCGGAACGAAGCCGGGCGGGAAGATGTCATCAACCATCGTAATTAGTGTTTTTGAATGCGTACTGATACTGAAATGTATGGTTGTAGAAGTTTTCTTCGTCGGTCTCATTTACCAGCGCATCAGCACTTACTACAATTGGAATCACTTGGCCGCCAACGTATTCATACTTGTAGCGACTCAGCTTAAAATCTTCAAAAAGATCTATTTGGGACAAGCTAACATTCCCACTTGCTACGCTAAAGTTGCGATGTGATTTAATGTTTGAGTCGGACAGGGGTGCTTGATTGGTGCTATATTGATGCGCAAGTACTGTTTCAATCTGGGTACTGGTATATTTGGTTTCACTAGCTGCTTTTCCATAGGTGCAGAAAGAATCCCAAGCCCCAAGTGAGTTCCACCATAGAAAAAATCGCTTATTTTCGCGATTCGCATAATCCACGAAGTACCTGTACTCCTGAAGCAGCTGTGTCGAACCAGCCCAAATCGAAACGTAATAAGACTTTACCCCTTTTTCGGGATTAACCGCAGGCACATTAAGCCCCAAGAAACTTACGTCGAAAGTAATTTTTTCGTAGAGCGAGACGCCAGCAAGTGCTGGATAATTGTAAGTCTGTAAGCTGTCATCTTGGTATTCTACCCTTATCCTGACGTTGATTTCTGCGTAAGTGCCTCTTGTATTGAAAAAAGTAAGGAAAGCAGGTTCGTCAATTTGTAGTACTCTCATATTGCTACCGTGCCTGAGCGCCCGATCGGCGTTACTATTTTCTCCCCTTACCCAATCAATAGGTATCTTGTTGAGGCCGCTTAAGTAGCCATTGCCACCCCAAATCACGTTTTTGTCGGTTGTCACTGCCGGGGTTCCAACTTGGGCACTTGCTTCAGCATACCGCAGCCGGTATTTCAACGCTGAAGCAGTGTGACGAATCGGCGCAAAACCCGCCCAGCTCCCCGGAAAATCGGGCTTTAGCTCGGCGTGGAGAAGGCTAGCAATGTCAACCTTGATTGAGGTTCGCCCCCCAAAAGGCAGACGCTCATCATAGATCGTCTCATAATTTAGTCCTCTTTTTATTTGGCACTCTAATTTCACGCCGTGGTTTTGCTTGAGCTTCGTAGCAACCCCATTGGTGAGGCTTCGCACTAATCCACCCTGAAAAGCATAGGGCGAAAAGTTGAGACCAATTTCTTTGCGCTTCGCGGTGAAAATAATGCGTGGAAAATCAGGGTCGTTAGGAACCTCCAGCGTAAAATCCCTATTCACGTAGAAATTAGCTTCGAGTACAGTTTTTATGGTACCGAGGTGAGCAATTTGGCCATTACCGGATGGGATTTCATTATTAGAAAGAGGAATGATTTTGGCCGTAAAACGCTGTAGATTCTCTCCCCATCGCAGTTCGATTACTATGTTAGGAGAAAGTGAGCCAGTGAAATATACATCATTGACAGCCAAGACCCCCTCGTTTTCATAAGGAGTATCGGTCGTGAAGGTAGCCACAATGCGATTTTGGCTAAAAGCAGCCGCTGGCAATGAAGAAATTGAAACACCCATACCCGAAAATAGGGTGCTTTATTACGATAAGAATAGGACACTAAGACCACATCGAAGCATTGACCCGAAACGGATCCCGGTATATTTTGATTTCTACGGAGTATCGGTATCCCCACGCGTAATTTAATACGGGTCCAATCCATTGCCCTTGTAGCCTAGTACTTATTTGCACCGGTGCACAATTATACTTGAGCGTTTTACTCCAAGCGTCCTTCTTCAGACGTGCGATGATTTGCTCTAGCAAAGGCACACAAGTTTCGTAGATATGAGACCTTATTTCATCAATCCCTTTGGTTTTCGTATCAACGTATTTCATCACCGACAGCCCTACTTGAAGGGTATCGGTCGTTACACTGCCTTCATCGATGTCATTGTCTGGAAATTCGAGAAGCAAAATTGGCCACCCTAATTCATTTCGTAGCGCACCCAAGGCCGTTTCGGCATTTTCAGGATCTGGTACCACAAAAAAATTGCGCTTACCATCGGCTCGTTTCAAGCCTATCAGCTGATTGGCGTAAGCTTGTAGGGTATTTTCAAGAAACGTAATCATGTTGTTTGGCTTTTGGTAAGGGATTTTTTATACGCTTCGTGGTCTTTGAGTCTCAGATTGAAGCTGGCGAGTATCTCGTATAGATTGGTATTTTTGATTACATCTACCTCACTTTGTTTGTGCTCCGCAAGCCGCACGGCCTGCTCTAGCCAATTGGAGCTTTGGGTAGTATCTTCAGAACTACCTTCTTGAAATACATAGGGAAAAAGACGTTTGAGGTTATACTTCCAACCCTGATAATTCAGTAGAATTGCGGTTTTGACATGAAAAGGCAAGTTTTTAAGCGCCTTGGCTCTCTCATCCACTTGCTTATTGTAAAATTTTGGCCGCGACCCCAAAAAATTATTGGGTCGATAGAAAATCGCAATAAACCTATCAAGCTCCCAACTGTCTTTTTTCTTGTAGTAGCGTTCAAGCATCGTCTCAGCATACATGAATTCTGCGAAAACCAAATTGCTTAGTTTCTCATTGGGTCCATGCCAAATTCGAACGCCTACCTTTATTTTAGAGATCAACCACTTAACAGGGAGCTCTTTGAATTCGCGAAGGTGCTGAAACGAAACTAAAAGGGTTGTCCGCTGGGTAATATTCATTTGAAAATACTCCTTCAGTGGAATATTTAACAAAATGGGAGGAATTGCCCAAACGTTTTCTGAGCTGCTTTCTACGCTCAACAGGATTTTTATTGTGGCCAGATACTGCTGAGAGTTCATCTCTTTCCATTCTGAAGGCCCTTCAAAATACCTTACTTCACCTCCTATGCTATACTGGATTTTTCTCATGCTACCACAATGCCAGAGTTGGTTGAAAAATATCCGTCGTCCGAACTTTTTGGTAAGGCTACGTAGCCATCTGGAAGATGCTCCTCAAGCAACCTGCGTAGCTCTTCCAGTGCTGCTTGGCCATCGGTCTCGTATTCATATATTTGGTCTGAAGGGTTATTGACTTTAGCTCCCACGACCTGAAAGCCAAATTCAGTCCGCTCATAAGTTCCGATTCGCAGTGCTTTTGCTACAGCAAGCAAAGCCAAAGCGGAACAAGCAACTTGCTTTATTTGCTTTTTTGCTTCGCTTTCTTCGTTATCTGGGTCAATTGCGAGCAAAGCTTCAAAAAAACCACTAGCGATCGGTACAATTTTCTGCTGCTGCACGTGGTAGAGCAGGTCATACATAGAAGCAAAAGTGACACGTGAATGAAAGGTTTGCACCAGCTCGTCGAAAGCACTGGCCGAGCGGATAAGTAAACTTTGGAATCTTTTGGCTTGCCTAGAATTTTTCCATATCGTTTTGTAGCCAGCGGTGCTTTCTGCATCAAGTGTTTCGAGCAACATATCTAACGACATCATCCCGGCGTCATAAAATTGCGCTCTCATATCAGCTTTGTCCTTATCTGAGAGTCGCCACATGTTGTCAGTTTTGGAGAAGAAAATCCCCTCATTACCAATCATGGCGCCCCCATTTTGAATATAGAGCGAAATGGCTAGATTGGCCAGCGTAAACCTCGCTTGCTCAACGATAACTTCATAGCCTTCCCCAGAGGTATTTTCAATAATATTTTTCCACAAATCACGTCCAACGATTGGAAAAATATGCTTCAGCTCCGCCAAGACAAAAAATGGCTTCATTGTTTGCAAGCTGAGGTCTGAAGTGACAGATACATAATCTTGCAACTGCTCGGTCGTGTCAAATAAGCCCATTAGGTGGTCACTTGTTTAGTGGATGCTCCTGTGTCCAGAGTAGTAAGGAGCGTTGTTTGATGAATGAAATCAAGCTTCGGATACTTCTTCTGCCAGCCGTTGAATCTCGCCACAAAACGCAATGGCTCCAGCTCAATTTCTCGGAGTGGCTTCATCTTTTCAAGGTAGATTAACAATGCTTCACGTTTATCGCTTCCTCCGGAGCGGCTTCCCATATCTTTGGACGCAAAGCCAGCCAATGTCAAGTCAATCGACAGTGCGTAAAAGAGGTTGGCAGTGGCTTCAAGACTATCCTGAACAAACTTTCCATCGTGGTTTGGATCTTTTATCGGCTCAATAGTCCATTGCTCTGAAGTCTTCCCATCTAGACTTTGTCCGTATTCAGAGACGAAAGCCTTGCCCGCATTTTTCTCGCCCGATAGGATTTTGTCAAACGCCTCAAAGTGTTCTTTCCTGATATTTTTTCGCTGCACCGCATCAGCCTTTTTCCATTTTTCGCCGTAAGTCTTTTCCCAATAGGAGCTAGGCACCTGTATGTGATAGGCTACTCGCATCTGAGTTTTCAGAAGATAGGCTTTGAGTGAAGGGATTTGGGTTAGGATTTCCATCCAACCAGATTGCCTAATACCGTCCCAAAAAGCGAGCTGATAGAAGTTGCGACCAGGAGAAGGATAAGAGCAGGGGTAAATGAATTTATAGTCGTTTGACTGTCCCCGGGTTGCCTCTACGATATCGTAAGCGTAAGGGTTAATGGCAGGGATTTCGGTTACGTACTTATCGCCCTTTTTGGCTTTTGGCCAGTTGGCCGACACCAACACGGATTCGCAAATACCCTGCTCATTTTGCTTTGCCCAACGGCAGTGCATTGCCTCATTGGGCGAAATAAGCGCGATTTTCTTCCGGTCTTTGGTAAGAATCAGTTCTGGGAAAGTATTCTGAAACCAGAAAAGGTCGACCGCGCACTCACGACGATAACGTTTGAAGTGAGCATTGTTCATAAACTCCCAGATTTCGGGATCATCTACTACTTCAATTACCTCTTTGATGCCTTGATTGTTTACCTCATAATGCTTAATCACGGGCAAAATGGTAGACCCTGAAAGCATATTGGCGTGGAAAAACAACGATGGTGGAACCACTGCTACTTTCATGGCCTGTTCCACGATTCTGCGTGGAAAATCATTGTCCTCACCCCAAAAGACAACTTCGGAAGATTGCCATTTGTTCTCTTCTACTACGGTCATGGTAGGCGAAGAGCCGGGCATGTCTCCCTCAGTGATCACAACATTGCTTTTGCCTAACACATAAGCATTTTCAGAAACTTCAATTACCATTACGCTATCTCTAAGTCGTTGACGGATAAGATTAAGTCAATATGAATCCTGTAATTTTTCATCGAGTCCTCATCATAGAAATCCCTCCAAGCCCGTCGCCTATAATGTTTCTTTTTGCCATTTTTCGGTTCAGATTTTGGATGGTACATGCCCATGAGTCTCGCTTTATGAAGCGTTACCAAGTCGCCTCCAGTGTTACGTTTTCTATCGGCAGTGCAAAAGGTGATTTGATTGCAACGAAAATCCATTCCGTCGCCTTGAGTAAGAAAAAAACGCTGAAAAGCCTCCTGAACAGTAATCATGACCGAAGATATAAGCAGAATTAGCGTACGATTCGGACAGTTACTTTCTCACCTTGACATTTCTTTCAATCAGCTTCCAACTTTTTATTACCGAAAAATCGAAGACAATAATCACATCAGAGGAGTTGAGAATAGCGTACTTTTTTGAGGGATAATCCACAACACCCTTAATCCTCACAGATTTGTATCCCTTTTGCTGCAAGTCATACACCATTTTCCGAAATGCACTATTATAAGTTGACTGGCCACGAAAGTTGATGGTATGCTCACAGTCTTCAATTTCAAATTCATGCACAAAACCCCCGTTTTCCATAAATTCATCCTCCGCATCGCTAGTTGCATAGAGCCGCGCTAAAAAAAGATGAGAAGCAAAAAACAACGCCTGAAATCCATACCGAGATTTCTTGTGTTTTTTAATTTGGAAAGTCTCTGAAGCTGATCCTTTATATACAATCATAACGAGTTGACGCTTAAATGCTGATTTTAGGGGTGTTTTTGATGTTTTTTTAGGTCAAAAGAACCCTGATTGCGCTTTAACATCGTGACTTTTAGCCTAAAAAATGGCTATTTGAACACCGAATTGTATTTTTTTTTCTTCTATCTATTTCACAAACAGGCATTTGGCGTTTTCCCTGAAAAAAATATAACCCGCACTGTCGGGCGTCAGCCATCGGGCCCCTGTCCCGTGTTGCAATTGCAACGCTGCCGGTCGGGCGATATATGATTAAATGATGTAAGTCTCAGGGATTGTGAAGCCTTCGCTCTCTCGCTCGCGGTGCATCCCAAAGTATACGATGTCGGCTGCATCAGAGAGGTGAGGGGCATCGACCTGGTCAGCGTTCTTGTCACGCTCAAGGTATTTGTCTTTGGCGTATGGATCCTTGCCTCCCAATTTAATGTCTGTTTCACTCATGGAACCAAGCAGCTCTGCACAGTTATCTTCGTTGAAGAGAGGGTACATTACTTGAGGATCATTGCCTTCGAAGCCTATACCCCATAACATATTACGAGTATAAGAGCTAGGTGTGAAGCCTATGTATCTTTCATCAACGTCCCATCCAAGGTCTCGGAGTTCGTCGACTAACTCATCCTTGGGGTTCTTATCTGAGACTGAGTTAGACTGGATGTGAGTGTGGTCGAAGTAGAAGATAAGTTTCTTCTTATAGTAATAGCGATAGTAGTCATTGAATAAGCCTGCTAGATCCTTGACACGTTGTGGATTCTTCACATACACATTCTTAAGAAAGCGACAGCATGCTCCATCAGGTTGAGCAGTTACAATACAGTTGAAGCTACCCCCAAAGTCAGGAGCAGCGTGCAGGGCTATCATGCGATTAAGGTCGAGGTCTTTCTTACAATTGTTCAGCAGACCTTTTCCATAATCAGTTTCAGGTAAGGCATCTACTACACTATAATCGATTGCATTGTACTTATGCCTATCACCCAGCAACCCATAAAAAGACTGTTGGCCACCAATGGGGCGCTTATTAAGAATCGCTCTATTGTACTCATAGCTTGGTAATTGCTTACGCTGCCGGTCGAAGAATGACTCACGTAACACATCAATGTTTTCGAGCGTGTCGGCTTCGGAGTAGTAGGATAGATCCTTTCTGAGCAGGAACAGTTCTTTCATGTAGCGCATAACCTTACGACGTCGGCCAATGGCCAACTGCTCCATGGGGATATGCTTGGGGTTGAGGCGATGCAGCTCCACCAAGATAGCTTTCACCAAGGCTACTGCCTCCTTATCCATTGTTTTCTCACGCTCAAATAGCCATTTGCCACTTGGCGTATTGGGCATGTCACTACACAAGCAGACCGAATGATGTAAGTAACTACCCGAAAAATACCGCTCGTTTCCACGGTTGGCTGGTAAAAGCTCATCGTCATAGCGTTGTTTGTTAAGGAACCGAACCTCATCACCGACGATCCAATCAATTGAGAGACCATTGGAACTACCGGGCCGGTCCTGGCTTACCAATCGCATCGCGGCCACTTGCTTGGCATTGGCACGTACAAATACGCTATGCTCTGCTGTTTCGGGCGAAAAGTAAGGTAATTCCATCGCATAACGCTTGTCTGGAAATTTGCGCACCCAAAAGTCAACGTCACGACGCATTCCCAAATCCTGCCAATGTTTGAGGATTGGCGGCAAAGTTCGGTCGAGGATTTGGAGATAGGTTTTCGCTACGTTGACACCGGTCGAGCGTGGCATTTCCTGAACACACTTGAGCGTGCGTACGGATAATCGCCCTTCTGATTTTCCAGTCGCTCGACCCCAGAGATTCGTTTCTTCGTTGGCATCAATCAGCATACCGACGAGCTGTGGTCTATTGTAATGTACTTTCTGTCCGTTGGGGGAGGATTGGTATTGCATTGGGGTTTTCCATTAATTCATCGTAGGTTACATCGATTGCCTGCGATTCATTTTTCTTACGTTCACGGTATTTTTTCAGCTTCAGCTCAAGGTTTTGGATAGGTTCAAACCCTAGCAGTGTGGGATCAAACACAGGATTGATCTCAATGATGACTGGCGCTGGGATCAAGTTGTCTGGCTCCATAAAGCCGAGCACTTCAGCAAGTAGCTTGTCTGCTTTCGTGGCTTCTCCAGCTGCTTTGGGTTCAGTGTCTACAATGGCATCGAGCTTGTGCCTTCTTTTTTTTAGACGATGCACCATCATGACCTTCTCAGCCTCCTTATTGACTTTCTCCATGCTCGCAAAGAACTTCATGGTGTTGTAGACATCGATGTAGGCTTGTTTCTCGCTGATCTCAAATTGTTGCATCATTACATTGACGAGCTCGCGATTTGTGAACGGCTCATAAGTGATGTACCATTCGCGGCACCACGTCCAACGTTGTAGCTGCTCTTGTTGTTTTTCACTTAGCTTCGAGTTAGGGTTAGTATAATGCCGGTAGATAGCATCAAAATCGTCCTGAAAACGTTCATCTAAGCTTTTTTTTGACTTTGCGACGGCTTTCTCTTTTTTCATTGATGTAAGTAATCTTTCACTTCTGCGGTTTCGGCCAGAGCGGTCAGCTCCAGTTCATATTTTTCTAATTTCTTCTGTAGTTTGGCGATATCGTCGGGCAATATGGCGGCAATCAATTGCTTTTTGGTACGCGAAATGTAGCTTCGAAGGTTGAGAAATCGACGCAATGGACTTTCTACGACCGGTATCGGTTGATATAGGTGACCTTGCTGCTCATAGAGATCAATCCGCCCAAAGAGATCATCAAGCGTATCAGAAATCTCCAAAATCTGGAAAGCCTTGGTTTTTCGCTCCTCCTTATCTACTACCCTCAGCTGGGCTTTCAGAGCAGCTCGTTCGTTCATCAGGCTTTTGGTGGCACGTCGCCATTCTTTCACCTGTTCGGGCTCATTGTTGTTGGCTTCAATGTGCTGCTCACGAAGCTCCTCTTCGAGCTGCGTGAGACTGGCCAAAAGCTTCTCCTGGTTGTAGCTACTACTGCCGAGCAAAAGCACCCAATAGGTGCCGTTTTCGCCAATCCACTTTTGGTAGTGTTTCACACCTTCGCTATAATCTTGGTGTTGCTTCCATTCTTCAAGGGTAGCGAGGATTTTGGCTCTTTCTTCATAGGACACAGCGCGCATAAATAATTTATTTTGTTATACGTTTTCTGGGTTTTATCTAATGAAAAAAAGTCGGCCAATGACCGACTTTTTCCTTTTTACCATCCTTCCTAGTTCTCTACTTTTTTCACAAAAGGACATTTTGTGGAGAAGAGCCATTCTAAATCCGCTTGAGATGCTTTCCCCACATTGGCGAAATATCGACCTCGGTGGTGAATCGGCATACTACCATCCTTGTTAGGCACCAGTCCGATCACTTGGTAGGTCGCCGCTTTTTCGTCTGGAGCTGCCACGTCAGTAGTATTTAATACTTCAGGCGATTCCTCTGCTTCTTGATTTGCTTTTTTTGCCATGACTAAAAAAGAGGTTTAGGCTTGTGGTGTCAACTGTACGGTACCAGTATAATGTACCTCAAATTTTTGGGCGGCGCTGACCGTAAAATTATACATGGCACCCTCACCCGTTACCTCACCACCAGCCTTGGTGGCGGTCATCGTTGCCTTATGCTTGAACCCACCGATGATCTCATACTCGCCCGCAGGGGTTGAGTTCGGTTTGCTGAGGAAAACGTAAGGCGTGTTGCCGTCTGAGATATTGAACAGAGAAATGGACTGTAAATTATTCCCTGGTACGGCAAACTCCAAACGTGCCATTTTCGCACCACTGTTGCCGGCCGGCTCATAGTTACTTTTCACCGTGTTGGCTTTTGCTTGGATTTTTTTCCAGCATTTTCCAGCCTTGAAGACGGGTACCGTATCAATCAAGAATTTATCGCGCAGTACCGTTTCACTCACAGGTGCTTCAGGTACGCTCACAAAATCCGAAAGCAGGGCGTAGTATAACTCATCCTCGTTACCTCCAGCGTTGGGGTTACAAGGGTCATTGTTTTCGACGATATCAATTACTTCACACATTTTTTCTAAAATTTAAGCCTACGTAGCGTACAGGCTCCCGTAGCCTTGGTGAAAAAAATTACTTTACTTCGCGCAAAAAGCCGACCTGAGCTTCGATTAGTTTAGCCAAAAGTTTGGCGTCTTTCAATGCCTCAATCGTGTATTCTTTTCTTTCGAAGATAAATTTCTTACAAGTAACCTCATAGGTTTTGCCTTTATGGGTCACTTTAGGCAGCCCAGAGCTGATGGACGCTTCCGGTTTTTCATCGAGTTTTTTTTGAAGCTCGTCGATCACCCCTAGCAATTCCTTTTCGCGCTCGGTGGGTGCTGGGGGATTTTGGTTGTTTTCCATGCTTATGGTATAGTTTAGGGATGGGCACTAGGCCCATCCTTTAGGTTTGATCGTTGGTAAACACAATTTCTGGGATGATAAACCCTGCCCCCATCCACCAGTCGGTAAGCAGCTTCACCTGACGGTCGAAAGGCTGGATATCAAACTTGGTCATGTTGTTGGTTTTCTTCTGAAGTAAGATTGCGTTTTCTTTTGGTGTCGCAAAAATCCGGCTACAAGCCGTACCGTTCGCTTTCAGGTTCATCGACGGGATACCCGCCAAAGTAAGATTGGTGAACTTCACTTTGGTCACGCCATTGGCGTTGTCCTCCGTATTGGTGTCCTTCCCGTACTTCTTGTTGTAGCCTCTCTTGAACTTCAGTACAAGATCCTCGCTCTGATAGATTGTCATTGGGATATTGCGGTAGGCTTGTTCAATCCCGGCGTGGAACTGTTCAAGATAGTCCACGTAATCCTCGTCATCGGCCGGAATCGCACCAAGGGTGATTGGCGTAATACGGCCTGAAGTGATGTGGTCGGCGATTATTTTTTGGAGGCCGTCCATCGAAGTCCCGGCCGCGCCTGGCGTATTGGCAGTAGGCGCTGTGTACACCCCACGGCCAATCTCGTTAAGCTCGATGTCCTGGGCGATTTGAGGAATGATTTGGGTCTCAATCCACCAACGGATAAACGGCCATTCGCTACGTTTCACGTTCTCATCGGCCATAAACCCAAACCATGATGCTTCGAGGTCATCAGGCGTTTCAGAAAGGTCGGCTTTCATTTGAAACTGACGGATTTCTACCGGCACAAAAGTCGTGGTTCCGGTCGGCGTGAAAGCCTTCTGAAACGGCTGCACGATTCGGCTGTGGCGTGCTTCACTAGCCCGCCAAATCGTATCATCGGTATACACGGGCGTAAACATCTTAGGCGTTACGAGCTGACGACGTAACTTTTGATGAATCCGCGTCAAGTTTTGTCCTTGATTGAGGTAGTACGCCCCAAACTCGGTGATAATGTCTTGGATATTCATTTATCGTTTTGAAAATTAAGGTGGGTAATGTGGGTACTTACAGTGGGTACTACCCAAATAGCTTATCGGCTTCTTGGTTGTGAGGCAGAGAGTCCATGATCTGCTGAGGCGTTTTGGCAGAGCCTGTTTTTTCTACTTGCTCCTCAGTCGCTTTTGGGGTAGGCTTATCGCCTGGCTGTTGGCCGAGGCGCGTTACTTCGGCTTTGGCCTCGTCACGCTCTTTGGTGAGTGTAGTTACTTGGGCTTTGGCCTCGTCACGCTCTTTGGTGAGTGCAGTTACTTGGGCTTTGGCCTCGTCACGCTCCTTGGTAAGCGCAGTTACTTGGGCTTGAGCATCGTCACGCTCCTTGGTGAGCTGTGCGGTAGTGTCTTCAGAAGTCTCTTCCTCGCCGTGCTTGCCCAGAAGTGACTTAAGGTCCTTGATTAGACTCATTGTAGTTGATTTACGTTTTTTAGTTAAAGATCGGTCGGTGATTTCCTCCATTGCGGAGGAGATATTGGAGATGCCATCGATAAGACCCAACTTTTGAGCTTCCTCGCTCAAGTAGGTAGCACCCTTGAAGGGGTCACCTGCTTTGGGGTTGAGCTTGCTGCCACGTGAAGCTTTCACGTCGTCGATGAAAAACTGATTGTATTCGGTGAGCTCCGCCTTCAGCAGTTTCTCGTCCTTATTGGCAAATAGCTCCCGCACCTCAAGGTTTTTTTCGGTGCTTTGCGCGGCATAGACCTCGTAGATAGGGAGGCCCTGTTTTTCGAAGTAAGCTTTATAATCGGCCAGAACACTATAGGTCCCGATGCTGCCGATGATGTCGTTGGGCTGCGTAGCGTAGATAGCATCTGAGCCTACGATGCCGTAGTAGGCTGCACTCGCAGCGAGATTGTCGACAAGCGAAATGATTGGTTTGACCGGGTTGGCCACGGTCTGAAACAGCTCTCTCGTACCCGAAACCATGCCGCCCGGAGAGTCGACGATCAGGATGGCGCCGAGAAAACGCTTATCTCCGTAGATGCTGTTAAGGGTCGAAACGTAGTCTTTCGAACCAATCCCATACCAGTTGGAGTACTTTACAATGGGCCCGCGAATGGCCATCACGGCTACGCTGCCCGCTGGTGCATCCGAAAGGCTGCTTACGCCCGCACTAGCCGAATAAGCCGCCGTGGCTACCTGCTTGGTTTTCTGCTTATCTTCTGATTCCTCCAGCGACAACACCTTGGCCATTTCGTAGGCATTGGCCAAAGCCCAGCTGGGTGAAATCCACCACTGACCCGAAGAAAGGGCTAATACGGTCTGCTGCAATTCTTTCATATTGCAACATTATTCCCCTTTTTTCAAGCTTAATAGGACAATTAGCGTTCATCGAAAAGTGCTGGCCGCGTAAATATCCCGCTCATTTCCAGCAGAAAACCCCGGCGCTGCTGCAAGGTGGTGATTTCGTAGCTACGTGAGCTAAACTTGAGGGTTTGGCGGTCGCTGCCTACTAATCGCCACTTATCGTCCATATCTTTTACGCGGGCTACCCAGTAGTAGTTTTTCATTTTTTCGAGCTGTTCGACGACTGCCCGACTGTCACGTGGATAGAATCCACCCGTTTTGATTTCGTAGACCGTCCCGTGCTGATTGTTCACGTCTTTTTCGGAATAGAATGCCGTTTCCTCCGAAAACTCTACCCGGAGCCATGCCCAGCTGGGCTTTAGCGTCAATGGCCCCTGAAACCTCAGCCCAGAAGGGATGGCCATCGATGCAATGGCCACCGAGGGTACTATTTCAATATACGGAATGCCGCCCACAGGCCGCTCACAAGGATCCCCACTCAACAATAGATTGGTCATGGTTTCATTAATAGTTTCGCTGGCAAAAATTTCATGTAAAATGAAGGGTCAGAGCCGTGAGTCCGTCGGATACGATAGTACATTTTTCGGATTCTTTCGTCAGGGAATTCTTTTTCGTAGATGTCATAGCGCTCCCTAAACTCATCGATGCAGGGTTGGATATCGCTTTTTCCCGAAATGAAATGATGGTACAGGATGTACATCATCAGTTCTGCGTACATCATGCGCAAGATGAGTCGATTGATGTGGAAGTTTTGCTCAAGCGAAATCTCGGTACCAACCCGAAACGCCACCCATGAGCCTACCACACAGCGGTAGCGATCAGTCAGGTGCGCATACTTGGAAGCGGAAGAAGTGGAAGCTTTTTTCTGAAGCGATAAGTTGACGAGGCTGCCTAGGAGCGTCTCGTTGTTGGCCTCATAGCCATCTTTATAATAATGCTTGAGGTACTTGTTGGTGGCGGGTTCAAGTTGTAGCCAAACCGACACTTTTGGCCAAGGTTTTTCTTTGGTAAAGGTCATAGAAATGCGTAATTTTGGAAAGCTCTCTCACAAGCTTTTCCCTCCTACGCAAGCGCACCTCAAGTGCGCTTTTTTATTTGATGCAATATAATAGCGATTCATTATATTTACCCTAAAAGTTATAATTTGACCTTAAAGAAGTAGATTGAAATAGAAAAAATCCTAGACCAAAGTTATAAAAAAAGCCCTCTTCTTTAGAGGGCCTTTACAAAATATTAATGGGGATTATGATATTTGTGCGCTTCCTCAATTACGGCATTAGCTTCAACTAAACCGTCACCTTCAGGTAAGGATATTTCAAGATTCTTACATATCCTACACACAGTTGCGGCGCGCAAGGGATTGTTTACTGGCACACCTGACATTTTAAAGTTAATTAAATTTCGAACGACAGAATAACCTTTGCTGTCTTCTCTTACAACCACACAGCCTTGCTGTATGAGGTGTACCATAAACTCATCCCGGTTCATACAAATTCAAGCTCTAGGGGTTTTGTTGAAAATATGTCTCCCGCATGCTCTTCTTGACTAGCTTCATCACGTTTAAACATGAGCATGGTTTTAAGTGCGCTCATTAGGTTTTCTACGGACTCTTCGTCAGTATTACCTTCGGCAACTACCTCTGGCAGTTCAGCAATATAAGAAGTAAATCCGCCATCGTTTGGATCTCTAATCAGTACGGCGGTCAGGCTGATTGTTTGCTTCATTGTCATAGTGAAATAAGGTTTATGGAGAATTTTGTTACAATTTTCTACGTACAGTATCTTATTTGTAATTGTAACACCAAAATTGTGCCAGTGATGATAGGTCCATAATAATTAGAATAGTTGGTTGATTGTTTAATAGTTGTTTTAGGATTGCTTAATAATGCCAAAATAGACAAAATCGCAATACCTGTCAAGTTAAAGTTTACAAACGGTCTAAATAACTACAAATACCAAAAAAAATCCCCCAACCAAGCGGCTGGGGGATTCTGAATTTTAAACGCATGTACACTTATCTTTACAAAACGCGCCTCCAATAGCCGCAAGCTTCGAGGTCGTTCATAAAATTCTCACAACTATCGGTTCGGGGAGCTGCCGACAAGCCGCGATATTCTTTCACGCGCTCTGCCATTTCGTCCATATATTCCTGAAGCTCCTGCTCGCTCCCGAAGCGTGAGCCATTTTTTAGGTTCATTATCAATTCTTCAGGGGAGGCTCCTTGTATGGCCTCCCCGTTGTGGTCTTTATATATCATGCCGCTAATTGATTTTGGCGTGTTATTAAATAATTATATACCTCGTTTTGATTAAATTTTTTCAGCGTTTCAAAGGTACCATTTTCAACCTTTTTTGTTTTTGAATATTCGACCAAATTATGAAGAAAAATCACCCAGTTCGAAATTTTACTGAATTCAACCGTCCCTGAATGCTGTCTAAATTCAATCGTTTTGTGTCTTTCGTATGCCTGCATGTTGACTTTAAAATAGCGTTGCGAAAATTGCTCTGCTATATTTTCGATGCTGGTTGCATTTTCAACCCGTGCCTCATACCCTCTTAGGCTTTTGCAGTAGGTGTTTGAATTTCCGCGTCGGCTCTGTGGCATAAAACTATCGATGGCCTCCTCCAATTTTGAATAATTCAAAAGTATATTTTTGGTTTGTTGGAGTCCGATGTTTGCCGCGTCAAAATGAATGTGCATCCCGCAGCTTTTATTGATTTTTACGTTGAGTGCTTCTAGTACCTCGCATACCTTTTTAAGTTCGTCTAACCCTGCTTGGCCTTCCAAAATCGGGCTTACGACTTCAAAAGTATTTTGTCCGCTGAGGCTGGCGTCGGTTATTATTTTCCAGTAGCTTTTTGTGTAGTGGTTATAGCCTTCAGCGTAGCATCTGATTCCTGCGTTTTGAAGCGCCTCGGCTAAAACACTCATGGCCACTCCGTATCCTTCAATTTCTACCCCAAATTTACGAGTGAAGGGCATCAATCTAAATTCCTTTGAGTTTACTCTTTCAGGCCAGTATTTTGCAAAAACGTTCTGAACAAATCCGTAATTACCACCTGTCAAATCAGCCACCTCTCTGCGGGTCAATCCTAGCTCTAATAAGCGTCTTATTTTTTCTGTTTTTGATAGATTTTCGTTTAAAATTGCTTGCGTATTCATTTGATTATCTGTGCGTTATGCGTTTATTTGATAGGACAAACAACGCACTTGTTGTCTCGACAAGCAAGTCTTTCGGCAAGTATTTTTATATATTTTCAGATAATTTTATCGATGATTTTCAGGCATTTATGAAGGATGTATATCTTAACTTTCGGAATACTTTTTCTCATTATTGGTGTGAGCTTTTCTTAAACTTAGGCACTATTTCGGCGCAGCTCCTGTACTACTCGCCGTTCATCCTCTCGCACATAAGAATCTAGGCTTCGGTCGCTTTTCAAGCCCAGGACTACCTTAACAGCCTCCCTGCTCCAACATAGCTCATTAAGCAGCCAATCAGCCAGCGTCTTACGCCCAGCCTTAACGGTCAGCTCTGGATGGACAGGTTGTAAGTTTCGTTCTCTCCGCTCGCCAAGCGTCATTTTCTGAATCACTACGTTTAGCTCTGCAGCCACCAGCTTCAGGTAATCATTCATTTTTTGGTTAGAAAGAATAGGCAGTTTTTCCCAGCCCCCGTATTTCCTTACGATTTCGTTTACCTCTGGCCAACTCATGGCAGGTACCTTGGCCACCTCCTTTGTTTTTATGCGAGTCCAGTTGATAAAATCATACCCGGCCACTTGATAGATTACCGTTTCACCCGCTGCCGCCATGTCTTTCAAATCTTGCCAGTGAAACCCCGTACGACAATAAATCACAAATACATCAGCTACACGCTGAAGCCTTTCGGTCGAAAACTGGTGCGTTCGAAGCAACTCATATTGGCTCACGCTCAGATATATATGAGGCTTCAGTTTTTCGTGTTTGATACGATAGCCGTCAAACGGATTTTGAGCCAGGTATTTTTCTCGTTTTGCCCATGTCACCATTTGCTTCACAACCGACTGATGTTTTCTGATTGTCGAATCCGCAAAAGCTTGCTTCTTGAGCCAGTTGCGATACTGGTGTAGCATATCTAGGTCAAAATTCTCAAGTAGATCCGTTTGTTTTTGTTTCGATATCAAAAACTTCAGTACATTATCCCTGATATCCTCATACCTACTCACCGTTTGTTCTTTCGGTGCACCCATGTCACGAAGTGCCTTAAGCCACTTGTCAAAAATATCCATGAAACGTAGCTCCATCTCACCCGTCATGTAGAGTTCCTTAATTTGATGAGGTGTAAAAGGCTTTTTTCGGCGACTCAGCGTAGTGTAGATATCTAAGAGGTCACCTTCTATTTCATTGAGCCTACCATTTTTGTAGAGGTAGTTAGGGTCAGAAGACTTGAAGCGCTGTCGCTCCACATCAAAATCTGAGGCTTTTCCGTCGAGGTGCGTGCTATAAAGCTCCGCTCTTACGCCATTGATAGTGATACGATGATAAATAGTGCAGTTGCCTTTTTTGCGCTGCCCCTTTGTAGCGTGCCTGTAAAACAGGAGTTCCAT